TCGTGCTTGCTGAGGATCGGGTACTGAGATCGCGCCTGCTCCAGCAGGTTCCCAGTAGGGGCATTGCCGAGATCAGCGTCCGTAATCCCCGCCATGGTGCGGTCGAACGTCGGCTGATCCATGCCGCGCCTTGGCGTGATCAGCTTGCCGCCATTGAGGCTGACCATGCCGCCGGTGACATCGTTGACGGCTTGATCCAATCGCTTCGGGTCGAATTTGCCGGATGTGTCGGCTGACATTCTGGACAGGTCGGCATAGCGCGCCGTTACCAGCCCGTGCGCCACGGCATATCGGCCGGACCCGTCGAGGCGCGATTCCGGCGAGAACATCGAAGCCGGCAGCGACTGGTTGAGACCATCCTTCAATGAAGCATCGCCCTCTTTCGGCACATATCCCAAATTCGCTTTGATCGCGGCCTGACCCTGGATGATGCTGGCGGCAATATCGGGAGCCGCATTCATCATGCTGCCGGCGGCCACTGACACCATCAGGTCAGGTCGTCCCGAGCCTATCTTGGCCAGCGTCGCGTTGCGCACATCTTCCGGCAATGCCGACAGCGCAGAAAATATCCGGATTTTCGCGGCAATGTCCGGTGTGGCCAGTAGCGCCTTCACCTGGTTCACCTCATCTCCCTCTAGCGCGGACGGCGGCGCGGAATGATTGATGACCGCAATTCTCCTGCTCATCGCGCCGCGCTGCGCCAGCGTGGGCCCGAGGGTATCCGCATTTGCAAAATCGATCGGCTGCGGGCTGTCGATCCAGCCGCGGTGCGCGGCCTCGCTGAACGGCAGATCCTGCATCCGCTTCTCAGCTTTTTCCTGCTGGTCAAGGAACGCCGCGGCGACCCGCATGTGGTGCTGGTCCTGCCCGTTCGACATCTCCCGGTATTGCGCGACCAGGGCGTCACGCTGCGGCTGCGGCAGTTGGGAAACGATCTCGCTATTCAGCCGGCCGTCCATTGCTTCGACGGCGGCGCCGAGTTTTTCGGGATGTTGCTCAGCCTGCTGGCGAGCCAAGGCCACATCGTTGACGTCCGGCGCCAGCCCGCTATCGATGGCCTTGTTGACGCCGCCGATCACGAGATGGGCAGCCTGTACCGCGCTGGTTTCATCGGCGGCAACCGATCGCACATAGGCCGAAACCAGATAGGGATTCCGCTGCACCTGTTCGTAGGTGAAGCCGGGTCCACCGTTCGCCGCCGGCGCGACGGCATGGCCCGCCGGCTGGCGACCACCGGGCAGCGATGACCATTGGCCCGAGAGTGCCGGCAACACGTCGGCGGTCTGGCCGGATTTCAGGACGGTCAATAGGTCCTTGCCGGTCCTGGCCTTGTATTCGCTCTGCGCCAGATCCCACGCGGCGGCATCCTGGTTTGCCGGCGAGAAGTCAGTCAGGCCCAGCTTTTGCTTTTGCTGGTCCCAGGTCGATCCGAGGAACTGGTAGCGGCCGGCGGCACTGGAGGTTTTGCCAACATCCGGCCCGGACGTGATCGGAACGGACACGCGCGGATGATCGGCATAACCCTGAAATCTGTTGCCGCCATACAGGACATCGTAGCGGCCCGCCGATTCCGGCCCGGCGATATGGTCGAGCAGCGCGCGGGCTTCAGGCGGGATCGCGGTGTTGACCGCGCCGGTTCTATCGATGCCAAGCAATTGCGCCTGCATCTCAAGCGGCAGAGTGTCGGAACCACGGCGCTGCATCTCGACCAGTTGAGCCGCGTAAATTTCGTGCGCACCCTTGGCGTCGCCACGGCTAACGGCCTGCGCCAGCCCCATCCCCACCACCGGATCGGTGGGCTGAATTTTTCCGTTCGCGATGTTGTCTTTGAGAAGTGTAACGTCCTCCTTGCCTGCCGCAATCCGTTCCAGCGCGTCGGCGCTGAGGTATTGCAGCCGCGCCATGCCGTGGGTGTAGAGCCGGTTACGGTCGATCTCGCTCAGGTTCGGATTTTGCAGGATGCTTTCGGTCAATGCCTTCTGGGCAGCGCCCTTGCCCTTCTTGGTGAAGGTATCGTCGACTTGCGCAACCGTGGCTTCGCCCTGCAGCAGGTTCTTGAAGTTTTTCACCTCAAAATCGGCCTGCTCCTGCGGCATCTTGAACAGCGGATTGGTGGTCAGCGCCTGATACGACGCGGCCATTTGCTCTACCGACCTCTTGAATTGCGGCGTGTCGGTGCCGCCGGGCTGGCGCGCGAGGCCCTGCAGGATGTTCTTCTGATCGGCGATATTGGCCTGTATCGACTTCTGCTGATTGGTAATGTCGAGATTGCCGGCCGTGTTGGTAATCGAATTCGAGTGCTGGGTCTGCACCTGGTCGGCCTGCTGGCTGATCGCCTGGCCGACTTCGCCGCCGCCATGATCCTGCAGGAATTTCGATTTCCAGCTATCGGCCGCCTTGTTGAACGCCTCCGGGTCGGTGGAGAATTTCTGGTGGAAGTCGTTCATCTGCTGCGAGATGATATTGCCATACTGCGCGATGGTGCCTGCCTGCACCGCGGCGTGGTACTGCTCTCCGGCGCGGCCGAAGATCAGCGAGTTGGCGGGATTGACGACGGTGACATTGCCGTCGGCGTCGCGGGTAACCTTCTGGTTCTGCAGGTCGGTGGCCGCCTGTTCCCTCGCCTGCTTGGCCGCGATGTCCATGGTGGTATCGGCCACGTCGCCGAGCGCCTTCGCCATCAGGTTGGTCGAGCCGATGATATCTGAGCGCGACACCGATGACTGCGGTGCGGTCGAGGTGACGACGCGATCGGGGACCGTGGCGAGTTCGACCATCAGTAAACTCCCCCGCCGGGAACAGCGAGCGACGCACCTCCGGTGGCGAATGCGGCAACGCCTTGGCCTATTCCTTTGAGAATTCCTGCACCCGCCGAGATACCGCTGGCGAACAGCGCATTGCTGGCGGCCGAGCGGTAATAGGACGCATCGTTGCGATCCTGCATGGATTGGGCGAGAATGCTATCGACCGTGGTGGTCCTTTGATCGGTGCCAAGCTGTTCCTGATTGTCGCGGAACGCCGCTCCGGTCGGCGAAGTCGGATCGGTGCCGGCGGCGGCGCGAACGGCGTCGATATTGCCGAGGGTCTGATTGAGATGGCGGCTCATCTGGCCGCCGGTCTGCACCGCTTTGAGGGCGCCATAGGTAGCGGCACTTTCGAGTTTGGTGGCCTGGTATTGATCGGCGGACGCGGTGCCTTGGCCCTGCAGCAAGGTCGAATAGGCCGACAGGCCGGCCGAGGCCAGCGAGAACCCGCCGGCAGGGCTGGCGCTGCTTCCAGAACTGGCCATTATGCGGCTCCGATCATGACGAGAGTTCCATTGCTATTTCTAAAATCATCAGCGGTCCCGGGTTATCCCAGATGATAGCGGCGCGCGGATCGTAGGATGAACCCACCGGCACATAGGATTCCACGGTCTCGCGCTGGAATGGCGGCAGCGTTGCGTCGTTGCCGATGTCATAAGCGGGTACGCGGCGCTCCTGCATGATGGTGCCGAGCGCTGGCGAGGTCGGCGTTTGCTTGGCGGAAAACAGCGTCACAAACCGCATGCCGGTCGAATGCAGGACGTAGGCGGCAAACTTGGAAAACTGCCGCATCTCCATGCGCTGACGCTGATCGGCGCCGGATGGCGCATCGGGCGCGAACGGTTCAGCCATCCCGCTCCATGGTTGCCCGGCGACGAGGGCGGCGCGCGTAAGATCCTCGCCGCCATTGTTCTGCGGCACGATGAAACCGTTGGCATCGACCTGATAGACCCCCATCGGGCGCGTGACCTGATCCATCAGGAAAACGCTCTGGCCGGGGATGAACCATAGCGGCCCCTTGCCACCCGGTGGAGTGAACGCAGCGGGCGCGGCATTCACGGCAAGCGCACAATCCAGATATTGCGTATCGTCGAGAATTTCGACTACGCCGGCACCGAAATAACTGGAGGTGAAGATCACATCAGCCTGATAGGCGCCGATCCATGACACGATGCCGGCGCCCGACCACGGTCCCCATCCGATCACCGGCTGGTTGCCTTGCAGGCTTCCCGCCTCGTATTTGCCGACCGCGATCGACCCGTCACCGTTGAGCACATAGGCGTAGCGCTCGTTGAACGTACCATCGGCCGATGGCGCGGCAATCGCCTGGATGTTATTGAACAGATGAAAATGAAAATCACCGAGGTTCTTGGTATGGAATGGTCTCAAGAATGTGCCGGTGGCAATCACCGCCATCATCGAGTTCCGGCCGGCATTCACATAGAGAATTGCTTCTTGCGCCCGACGCGGTTGTACCTGCGCGGCGCCGTCCGATGACAATAATAGAAATTGGACGCTGCCCGGTTTGAGAGGATTGGTTGGCGAAATCGGGATGTAATAAACCCCCCTATCGCAGAACACGAATTCGTTGCTCTCCGGTCCCGGCACGACGAAATAGACCTGCACCTTGGCCGGCGCAATTTCAAAGATCGCATTGTCGGGAGAGGACGCGTCGTTGGCATAGAGGTCCGTTGGCGTATTGACGGACGACCACGCGATGCCGCCGGGAACGGAAGGAAAGTTCGTAAAGCCGACGCGAAATTGATCGGTGAAGCAAGACGCGGGGTAGCCGCGAAAATTGTTCATCACCTCGTCGTCCCAGATCGTAACTGCCTTTGGTACGGCAATGGTCGCGGGGCCGTTTGCCGGTAATGAGCCGGCAGGGCCAACGACTGTATCCGTCGCTACAAACGCTTGAGTAATTGGTTGCCCGAACCGATTAAACGTCGTCGACGATGCGCTCTGTGAAAGCAGCTGCACCGTCATACCCGTGCCAGAGATGTCCGTAACAATGCCCTTCGATCCCGAGACCGATCCCAGCACCACGTCGCCAATACTGAAAACCGTTCTCGGGTCCACTACAAAACCTATGGCCTGCGAACCAGGTAGTGCCTCCTCGATCGTCACGGTGGCGTTTGTGCTGCTGGCGACCGCCGTAATCAGCATTTGCCGCCCAACGAAGCGCATGTATGTGCCGACGTGGCCTGCCACGAATAGCGGCGCAGAGGCAACGAGACTGACCCCGCTTCCGGTCTGAGCGCCTGGCAACAGCGTGATGCCTTGTGGGCTAATGCGATAGAACGGCGTGCGCTTCTGGTTACCGATCACGAGTTCGGTGTAATCGGCGACGCTCCACGTCGAGACGCCGTTCCATGAGATGACCTGCGGCCGCATCGCATTGCCGAAGCAAATCGTGATTGTGAGGTTGAAGATGGTGTAGATGATGCTCTGAATATCGGCGGCACTGGCCCATGGCAGCGCCGCACCGTTGCCCTGCAGCGTGAAATTTCCGACCGTAGTTCCGGTATTGTCGATGATCTTGAGGCGACCGGCGGCAAACTGGATATCGAACACATTGCCGGCCGAGATCGTGAAGCGCTCGGTTCGAACGCCGTTATTGGTGATGGGATAGAGCGCGCGGCGACCGGGACGGTTGGAAATCACCCCCGAATTGTGAATGCGGGCATTCGACATCTGCCGCAAGCCGCCCTTGCGCGCCGGATGACCATCGTTGCGCTTGAGATCGGTGTCGACTTCGCCGAATGAAAAATCGTACTGCGAGCCCTGGATTTGTCGCGGCATGGCTCACGTCCCGGGCCAGCCGGGACCTCCCAGACCTCGAACGGTCGGCGAACCGGGACGGCGGAAGCGGCGCGATTCCGTAATTCGCGAGATGAACATCACCCGTTTCGGCTTCTGCTGATCGTGGCGGGCCTTGGCCTCGCCGAGCAGTTTGTGCGCCGCACTCCATAGATTGTTGGCTTCCGCAATATCCTTCCGCATGCCGCGGTAGATGCCCGACATCACGAACATCTGCAGCACCGCAACCACGGTCGGCGTTGCGTTCACCGGATCGGAATTGGTCGAGAAAATGCCCCGGATCACCACCGCGAACGGCGTCACCGGGGTCGAGGGCGGCGGCGGGCCGCCCCGCGCATTGACCACGAGCTGGTTGTTCAGGATATCCCAGGCGGTAGGCGAGTCATTGACCCGCACCGCCATCAGATGCACGAGATCGGCCGGCAGCGGATAGGCGGTATCCCAGCGGTCGTCATCGGGCGCGGTCGGCGATGGTTGCAGGGTACGGACATCGGTCAGCCACGACCATGAATGGCCCTCGACGACATAGGCGAGCGCCCGTTCATAGGCCGGCGAGCAGGTGTTCCATTCGACCGAGCCGTCCTCGGCTACCGCAACGAGGTTATCGCCGGTTTGGGAAAGAGCTGAATTTATCAGCTCGAGCTTGGAAACGGGCCACTCGAAGGCTGCCATGGCCCGCAAAGTGACCGGACGCCAGAACGGGGCAACGTACCCTAGAAGCTCTTGAGCTTGCCGACGGTGGCGTGGAACGGCAGGTTGTGGGGTAACCCAGTCGGCGCCGGCGGGGTGATTTGCGCCGTATTGAATGGGACAAAGAAATAGGCCTGTTGTGCAAGGCGTACGCTCGGCGCCACAGCCATAAGCGGGCTGAACCAAGGGATGCCACCGATAGCAGCAGTTTGCTGCGGGGGCGCCCCTATGAAGGTCGGCGGCGGTTGCGCTGCTACCGCGACCTTTGGCGCTACAGAGAGCGGACCAAACCAGCCGAACGACGGTGCAGGAGTAATTTGAGCCGTATTGAGTGATACGAACGAATAGGCCTGTTGGGCTTGTGCTACCCTCGGAGCGACCGAAGGCTGCAAGTTTTGCCAGCCCCAAGGAGCTAACGGAATTGTCCCAAGTGGAAGGGTTATAGATGCTTGTTGCGCCTTCGGAGCTGGCAGCGGGACCGATAGCGGCTGATACCATGCCATTCCCTGGATGGTATTGGTTGGCGCAGTTATCGGCGGGAAGATATCGACGAAGGATTTGTAGTAAACGGGCCGCTCGGCGAAGATGCTATATTCCTGTACGATC